CACGTAGCTGTAGCCACGCTCGGACAGGATTCGCGCATAGTGCGACAGTGGTTCACCGTCCGCTTCGTAGTAGTCGATCAGCCGGACTTCGCGTCCGTACACCTGAGCGAACCAAATTGCCGTACTGTCTAGTATCCCCAAATCCCAGCCGGTAAAAACGGGCAGATTTGCGTCATACGGAACTTTGCAAATGCGCTGCTGACTCCGCGCTGCTTCAAGCTCCGCTTTATAGATCGCGCCGTCTGCAATTGTTTTCGGTTTTCCCAGCCAGATGTTTTCGTACTTCTCGAAATCTTCGGCCTTTTGCCTCTCAGCCTCGGCCAGTAATTCAGTCGACAAAAACGGATTATCTACATAGTTGATCGAAATGCTCACGCAATCCGCCGATGGTTTATCAACGAACCGTGTCCATACTGGATCACTGGGCAGGTACGGATTGAAGGTGAAAATGATCTTGCTGCCTGCTTTTCGAATCGTCGGAATCAACACGTCCAAGCTTCGCAAAGACACGCTCTGGGCTTCCTCCACCCAGCAAATATCTATCCCCTCAAACGACTTGATAGACTCGACCGTGTGACTGGCCAGACCCGAAAACACGAACAACGTGCCGTTTTGCCCCCTGATTTCATTGTCTAGCACCTCGTAAAACTGCCCCAGCCCCAATGCCTGAGTCCGATCAGTCAGCAGGCGATGCACCGAGTCACGTAGCGATTTTTGCACCTCCCGCGCGCACAAAATCCGGAGCGGCTGCATCGTGCCTTGCAGCAGCAAATAATCCGCAACACCCCACGACTTGCCAGAGCCACGACCGCCGTAGATCGCGTAATACCGAGCCTGTTCGACGTACAGTGGCCGCAGCTTCTCACTGACCTTCCGATGTATTCGCATTGATAAACTCGATAACGTGCGTCATGGCAACCGCAATTGGACTGCCGTTTTTCCCTGCCAATTCCATAATCTGCTTGTCAAAACCGAGTAATTTCGCTTTGCCCATGGTTGCAGTTACTGCCGCGCTGGCTTGTACGGTCTCAGCACTCAAAGCTGCTTGCCGCGCTTCTTCCAGCTCTCCCAGTAGATCATCCACGGTTAGTTTGTGCCGCTCTTGATGCTCTGCCCGTAGCTCAAAAATCGTTACCGCAATCTTACCGTTGCGAAGAAGCTCAGCCGCCTTAACTGCAATCGTTTCAGGCTTCATTTTTTCAGCGTTATAACTCTGCCGATATGCCTCGCTGGCATTGCCTAGCTCAATGTAAAGTTGGCAGAATTTTTCTTGCTTCGGAGTAAGCTTCATGACCACCTCCAAAGCCCATGATTAATAACGACACCCTCAAAATTCAGACGTAAAAAAACCCGCAACCAGCGGGTAAAGGGCGTAAAAAAAGCCGCCCGAGGGCAGCTATAGAAGAATTTTGACTAAAAAACACTCAGCTTATCTAAAATATAGCTAATTCTTGCAAGCTAATCAACAGGCAACCAATAGCTGAAAAGCCGACGAACGGTTGTTGACATATGGTTATAACCATACTATAGTACATACATCAAGACGCGAAACGCACTTGACGACCACCGCCCGGTCATTTTAGAGAGGGCTTAAAGGATAACTATCATGGCCACCATTGAACTGTTTCACGGCAGCATCGCACACGACAGCATCATGACCGTTAACAGCGCCGGTGTATTTGAAGGCGTCTTCTGTAGCGCTGATCAGCGCGTAGCCAGCTCGCACGGCGAAAATGTTTATCGCATTGAACTCGATGAAGCCGATATCTGTACTAGTCGCGACATTGCATGGGCAGACGACATTGATGCAATTCACGCAATGATCAAAGCAAAAACATGGGCTGAAACTGAAGAAGAACTGGATCGCGCTTTTGAAATCATTTGCGATGCTGACTGTGAAATCGAAGAAGATGACATCAATTTGTTTGACAGTAGCGAAGACTTCGCTGACGCAGGGTGGCGTGCTCAGCGCGTGCGCGGCCTGGCTGCAAAAATGCTGGGGTTTAAGGCGGTAGAAATGCGTGATGAGCACGGCACTACTTATCTTGTTCTGCCCGGCGCAGAACTCAAAGCAATCTGAGTCAAAAATGATCGCAACCCACAACCCAAAAAGTCTCAATCCCCGGCTCAAGCAAATGGCGGGTTTTCACATTGAGGATCACAAAAATGGCAGAAACAGAGGCACGCCGCCGCGCAAGCGCAAAACGGGAAGCCGACCGCATCCGCTGGACAGCCGTTGCAAATTTTGAGACAGAGCCAGATTACGCTAAAAAATTTGCAGAACTACACAAAAGAGGCTTGTTACCAGCATTGCTAAGACGCGCCATCATTGACTATGCAGAACACACCGACACCGACAATGATACCGACACAGCGAATTAAGGTGCTTTTGCAGTTGCATCGTCAAAAGCCCTAACCGGTTTCTTTACGCCTCAGTTTTGGACAATTGGCCATTCAGCACCGACCTCTCACCGCGCCAACAACCCTCGTAGTGCCGTCCGAATGGTGTCTTGCCAGTCGGCAATCTGCTGCTCCGCCACAGCCTCATACGCCAGCCAGCGCTCATAGGCCTGTCGTGAGATCCCCAGTCCCGACGCATCACACCGATCCTGTACCGACCACGTCTTAAAACCACGCCCCCCGCAATTCGCGCATAGGACGCGATTACAGCCGTTTAAAACTTTTCCGCTACCCTTGCATACCCTACACCCTTTTCGCCCCGCTATCGACGCCGTAAGCGCAGCAATGGCCACTCCCCGCGCTATGTCGTCCAGAGTACGCGCACCACGACACCGAACGTGGTCTTTTGCCATCTGGGTGCGCACGATGTGGCTCAGCGGAGCCAGTGCACGGATCTGACGTGTCGTCACCCCAGCGTACAGATACGCCCAGGTCACAGCCCCCGCCGGCAATCCAGCCAATGCTCCCAACACGTCGTGTTTTGTGATGCCGCTCCCAGATGTTTCGCGGGTGCCGAATTCCAGCCCGACCGACTTCTGTCCAAGCATCGCCAGCAGCTCCAGCACATCCCATTTTTGATCAATTCCCACGATTTTCTCCATGTTTTAATGCTCAAGGCGCTTCATGTTCTGCATCTGCCGTAAACTCATCCCCTCTCCCCCGTAGACTGCATTCAGTCATCAAGCTCACACAGAAAAAACATGTTCGTCAGCGCATGGGCAAGATGCGGAAGGCCGGACTCTGCATCCAGTGTTTCCCCTGCCTGCCATGCCAGAAAGTGGCGCATGGCTGCATCGGCATAGCGTGTTTTTCCATCGTGCAATTGCCGCCAGTTATGCGCTTCGTATTTCCGCGCCCCGTACTCCAGCACGGCCATTAACTGGGCTAGGCCAGATTTAGGTACCAAGCTAAAACGCGGCTTGTTCTGGTCGTGCTTGACGCCTTCTTTGGGAAGTCTGTTTGGGTGTCCGCCACAGGCGCGGTAGTCGTCGCCAGACAAATCCTCACTGACAAAACGAAACGGCTTGCTCATTTTCCAGTGCTCCCAAAGCCATTAACTCCACGATCGGTGGCAGGCAGCACATGCACTAATTCCGACTCCAGCAGACAAGGCACTATGATCATCTGAGCGATTCTATCGCCCTCCCGAATTTCCACTGGGTCAAGTCCGTGATTAATCAGACTGACGTGAACCTCACCGCGATAATCCGCGTCAATCAGACCGGCAAGGCGATCGACTCCCTGTTTTGTTGCCATGCCTGACCGTGGCCAGATTTGCCCACACCACCCTCTTGGAATAGCACACGCAATGCCGGTACGAACGAGTAGCCGCTGATTAGGCGGGATGATCACTGATACAGGACTATGCAGGTCGAAACCAGCGGAATCTGCCGTGGCGCGTACTGGTACCTGAGCGTTCCCATGAACTTTTTTGAATGCGATTTTCGTCATAACTATTTCCCCTCATTCACGACAGCGTAGCCGTCTATTTGTGTTGCCTGAATACCGTTCCAGCCCTCAATTAACTCATTAAGTGCCTTGTCTTTGATAAAATCGGCAAGCTCATGCAAAAACATAGGCTGATCGGGTTTAAACGTGTCGGTATTTCTAACAGGCATTCCCTGATCATTTATGCCAATTGCAGTAAATCTCACTGTCCAGAATCGCCGTTTTGGATTACCCGTAGATAATCGCAAGGCAGACCCTTTTAATATCCCTGAATTATTCGGATTGGCAATCCATTTGATCATGTCCCACCGTAGTTCCCACTTATTTTTCATGGAAGTACCCCGGTGTATTGCATCAGTGAAATTAATAAAATGACCGATTCAAACAAGAGAATAAACAGCCCAGTAAGAAACATTATCAAGCTGATTACCGGCAACAGCTTACCATTATTTCCGTGATATGTTTCTGAAAATATGGTGATCCCAATAATGGTCAATGCAAGTCCCACTACCGACACTATAAAAACAATAAGTCCATTCATTTTTTACGCTCCAGCGTATTTTGGCACTCAAAACAGCGAATAACTCCGCCTATTTTTTGTCGTTTCTCGGGAATATCCTCCCCACACTCAATGCACTCTGTCCGTGATGGTCGATCAAACTGTGACGGTCTGACTGTGAGTGCCTGCATGGCTTCCGCTTGTTCCTGTGCGATGTCCGCTAAATCCGCCATTGTCCTAAATCCTCTTGTCTTGCGTTTTAAGCCTTGTTTAATGTTGTCTGGTACGTTCGTATGGTCTAGCCCTGTTTCGCGTCCCTATCGCGCTAAAAAGCGGCTTTACGGTGGTATCTCCCACACCTTTACAGCCACACTCCCCAATTTCACCGGATTGCCACGAATCAGCCGCAATTCATCGAATTGGCTGTCGTCCGTGTACACACCCGCTTTGCACAGGCTGTCCAGCAAGCCCTTGAGTAGGTTGTCCAGGTCGCGCTTGCGTCGATCCGGTGGGCTGAACACAAACTCCCCAGCCAATCGCTCGCCGGAATTCTTAGCTGCCTGCAAGGTTAGAACCACTGCCAGAACGTCCGTAGTGAACTGGCGTGCCTTGGGACTCAGAAATACTTTCCGGTTCCGGCCTGATCCGACTTGGTGCCAGTAGTGATTAACCGATGGCGGCCATGGCAGTACGCAATCCAGCAAAACGCGATCACCACTCATCGCTGTCTCCCCTGCTTGGCATCCGGTCAAGATTTTCAAACCGGCTAAACTGGCCCTCGAATCTCAATCGACGCGTTCCGGTTGGCCCGTTACGCTGCTTGCCGATGATCACTTCAGCGATACCCGCATCTTCGGGTTTTTTGGAATACACCTCCTCGCGGTACACAAACATCACGCAGTCCGCGTCTTGCTCGATGCTCCCTGAGTCACGTAGGTCGCTGCACAGTGGGCGCTTGTTGGGTCTGGACTCGCAGCTCCGGTTAAGCTGGCTCAGTACCAGCACAGGACACTTGTGTTCCTTGGCCAATGCTTTCAGGCCGCCTGTCACCACCCCGATGGCATGGGTTTTGTTATCGCTCAGGTTCACGTCGTTCATGATTTGCAGGTAATCCACCATCACGATTCCAAGATCGCCGTGCAGCCGCCGGATTTTGTTGCACTGGGTGCGAATGCCTGCCAGCGTCTTGCCTGCCTGATCATCAACGAAGATCGGAAGCTCGCTGGTTCTGGCAAGTGCATTGGCGAATTTAATCCAGTCATCGCCTTTGATCCTTGCGCTTCGCACTGATCCCAGTTCGATACTGGATTCAGCCGATGCCATACGCTGGGTGAGCTCCAGCATGGGCATTTCGAGACTGAACACCACGCAAGGCTTACGGGAAGTTTTGGCTACGTTGGTCACGATGTTCATGGCCAGTGTGGTTTTGCCCATGCCAGGACGGGCTGCCAGTACGAACAGGGCACCAGCACCCATGCCGCCCAGCGTCTGATCCAGCTCAAAAAACCCCGTTGCTACCCCTGACAACTCGCCTTCAGGCCTGTTCTGACACGCCTCGATGTGCTGTAACAGCTCTGAATATCCACGTTTCAGAGCTACCGCTTCAGACGCATCCATCCCGTTCTGGGTTGCCAGCATCAGGCCCTCCATCGCGGTATTGATCGCGTCCAGAGCGGTTTTGTCTGGAGTATTCAACACTGTGTTAGCGGCCTGAATCGACGTGTGGGCAGTCCGGCGCATGGCCAGTTCTTTCAGCCGCTCAAGGTGGCTGCCCAGCAGGGTGAACACTGGTGGGGTTTTTTCGAGAAGCTGCCCAAGGTATTCCTCGCCGCCGATGGTTTTGAGCTTGTCACGGGTTTTGAGCCACTCGCAGACCATGAGCGTGTCGCAGGACATTCCGGTGGATTTCAGACTGGAAATACTCTCGAAAATCATCCGGTGCCGTTCTGCCGTGAACAGGTTCAGGCTGACCCGATCCTGAAACTGGTCGTAGGCTTCGTCGTAGGTCATCAGGCAAACCAAAACGGCTTGCTCGATCGTGAGGTTGCTCAGGTTAAGAATTTCCATGGGTCACCCTGCCACAGCCGTTGGCAACCCGCCGTGGATAGCGATTTTGGCTAGACGCAGTTGTTCTTTGACGGCATCGCCTGTCAGGTATCCGCTGGTTGGGATGGCATCGGGGCAGCGTGTTGGCCGGTAATTCGGGTCGTAGGCTGGGTCGTAGGGCTGATTCTGCTCACGGTTCCGGCTCATGCCTCGGTTTTGGTTTTGGTTTTGGCTGGATTGCTGGTTGATTTTTCGTCTCGCCCCGTTCGCCAGCCAAGTAATCCATGAAGCGGCCCATTGCGGCTCGGTTTGCCGCAAGCCGGTTCGTACCTCGTAGTACCCCTCGAACCCGATCCACAGGTCTGTCAGGGAGTCCGCGTTGAGCTCTGGATATTTTCCAGTTGCAACGGTTTTCCACTGGTCGGGCAGACTCGAGTATTCAAGCTCGGAAAAATTCTTGAATCGCTCATCCGGCTGGGGCAGCGGAAATTCTGGCAAGTCTGGAAGTTTGGGTTTTTCCGGTTTTGGCTTGTCAGGGACGGTCAGCGTTTCAGGATTCGGTTTTTCCTGTTCCGCCGAATTTTCCGCGCTCGCGTTTTGTGTGGATTTTGATTTATATCCCTCTCCTTCTCCCTCTCCTTCTCCCTCTCCCTCTCTATTGCGATCGGGTGGCGAATCGGGGTGTGAATCGGGGGGCGATGGCGCCGCGATTGCATCCTGATCGGGTTTTGATGGGGCTGTGATTGTTTTGACAATCCTCTTATTGAGCGCCTTGGATTGGGGGGCGAGTGATTTTAGGCGCTCAATTGCATCGGCTAGATCAGCTTTTAATTCGTCACAATCAATCGCAACTCCCCAGCGTTTTGCGTTGCCTTCATTGCCACTGATAGCATTAGAAAGCTTTTCAATCCAAGCCTCTAGCGCCTTTTCAGCAACCACAGGGTGATAAAGACGACCATCTCCACCATCCACCCAGCCACGTAAAGCATGGTCTTTTACCTTTGCCCATTTCGATCCGGCTTTAGACAGATGTGCCAACATTTTAGGGTTGTTAGGCACACTGGCTGCTGGTTTTTGGTGCCAGCTTTCTAGCCATAGGCACATGGCCGCCGAACGCTCTGAATCACTGCCCAACACCCATGTTTCCGAGTTCAACAGCCGACGAATATCAAGTGACATGTAAGGAAAGTCAGTCAGAACACAATTGACTGGAACTAGTGCCTTAAGATTACTCATCACCGTCCCTCCTGCCAGATACTTTGCATTTGCTTCCCGCGATTCGTGAATGTATTGCTTAGCGTGATCATATTTTCACCTTCCGCCGCCGCTCGGTGATCGTCACGCGGGGAGCTGAAACCGCAGGCTTGATCGTGCCACCCTTGGCCAGATACGCGGCCATATCAGCCTCAAGACGCTCGATTTCCTCGAAGTGGCTGCTGCGAAGGGCATTTTTTTTCGCGGCCATAGCCTCTAGCCAACTTTTTCGCCAGCTCATACCGCACCCCCACTCAGCCACTGCATCCCTTTTACGGTCAGCATGTAGCCGCAGCTGCTTTTGCAGATCAGGCCGCGTTTTTGGGCGCGTTGTAGGGCGTCCAAAGTCTTTGCTTGTGATACGCCAATATCAGCGGCAATGTGTTTTGCAGCCCCCGCTTTTCGATGCAATCGCAGCAGAATGAGAATCTGGAGTTGAGTTAGGTTCATACCGCGCCCCTCTTTTTGTAGTAATTCTTTAGCACTCGTTGACGGGTGCAATTCACGCATTTTGAATCGGCGATGTAGCGCAGGGTATTTCCGCAAACCTCGCACTCTACCCCTTGGAAAGAAAAAGGCTTTTCATCTTCCTTTTGTTTGATCGCAGCCCTTTCC